TGTAGAAGTCCAGCAGGTCGACCAGGCGGGCGACGTTCTCGGCGAGGTCACCCCAGTCGGCCATGTCCCCCAGTTCGGCGCGGGCCAACTGGGAGTGCGCCGGCAGTTGCCGGATCTTGGACACGACCTCCACAGCAGGCCACGTCTCGATAGCCTCGGCGAGGTCGGTGAGGTAGAAGCGTTTGAAGTCAGCGGAAGCGGCGTCCCACCGAGGTCCGAGAACCTCGGTCAGGACGCCGTGGATTCCCCCGCCGGCTCCGTGCCGTACCCGTACTGCTGCAGGATGTCGTCGTCGGTCTTCGCGAACTCGGCGAGGGCCTTCGACGCGCGCATCAACTGCCCCGACACGAGCGCCTGGTGCATACGCGGCAGTGAATCGACGAACGTGTTGATCGCCTCGCCCTGCTTGGACGTGTGCACCTTCACCGGGCGCGACGAGGTGGCCGCGGTCGGCGACACGGCCCGGTCAGTCGACGCGACGACCTTCTTCCGGTCCTCGGCGTTCCCGACGAGGAGGGTGAACGCTGCCGCTTCGTGTTCGGTCCGCAGCAACGTCAGGAAGGTCTGCGTTTCGCGACCGGTCAGGTCGGTGTTGACCATGTATGTGTGCTCGCCGAGCTTGACCTCGACCGGGTCAAGGCGTCGCTCGGCGAGCAGCGCGTTCAGGTCCAGCACGCGACCATCGTTGTTCGGGGTGCCCTGCATTTGGTGTCTCCTATCAGGCGAGCGGGTTCTCGGTGGTGAAGCGGCGGATCGCCTTCACGCCACCGGACGGGGCGAGCGGCTTGATCTCGAAGTCGAACCCCTCGAGGTCCTCGTCGTTCATGACCTCCTCGGGGATCGTGCCGAGGGTGGCGCGCGCGACGTAGTAGGCCTTCTTCTTCGCGCCGTTCACGACCCGGAACAGGAACGAGAACTCCTCGTCATCTCCCTCGGTCCACTCGAAGATCCCAGATCCGACACTGGTTTCGGCGATGGATCCCCCACGCAGCAGCGTCAGCGCGGTCGCCCTCGAGTAGTCGACGGCCCGGAACTTCAACGCGAAGGTGGGCGGCTTCTTGCTGGTGTAGTAGGCGGCACCGGACTCGTTGTTCCAGACGTCGAGGTCGGTGACGTCCTGGTTCGGGGTGATGGTGAACCCGGCCTTGATGCCGCCGAAGGCGTCCATCCCGTCGATCGAGGTGGCGAACGGGTCGGCGGGTACTTCGGCGTTGACGGCGCCACGGAACCCGTCGCCGTCAAGCCAGAGGCGGGCCTTGGAGGAGTCGGCGTAGGTGGACAATGCAGCCTCCTGCTGCTGGGCCCGCACGTGGCGGGGTGATGGGTGTGAGCGCCCTGCTCATGCCCTGACTTCATAGGGGAGGTGTTCCGCCCGCCAGGCAGGGCAGCCAGCGGGCGGAACGATCATGTGGCGGTGACGTGGGCCTTCAACTCGGCCCGCACCAGCGACCAGTACAGGGGTGTGGACTCGCCACGTGAGGTGTCCACATCCGACAGCGGCCCTTCAACGAGCCGCACCGAGTAGGTCATGTTCTGGTAGGTGATGTTGCGGGATCGACCGATCACCACGGCGGCGCGGGCGGCAATGTCCCATGCCTTCACCTCGGGGTCCGAAACCCCAGTGACACCGGGGGCGCACCAACCCTCCACCTGGATGAGCGGCGACCACGCCACCCCATCCCCAGAGAGCGAGTTGTTTCCGGCCAGCCGGACCCTCGCGCAGAAAGTCACCGTGGACGGGAGTCGGGAGCTGAGGCGGCTGCCGCACTCGGTCATGAATGGTGCGTCGGCGAGCAGCAGTTGCCGGATCGCGCCGGGAACCCACGGGATGGGGCCGGGTTGGGACATGGTCACCGTCCCTTCGGCTGCACCCCGGAGTACTTCCCGTATCGGCGGGCAGCGTTTGTCATGGTGGCCTGCGCCGCGGTGTCGGAGGTGCCGTATTCCTTGAACCCGGCCTCCGGATCGTTGTTCACCAACCGCACGAGCGTTCCATCCACCTCAACGCCGATACCTGTCTTGAACTCGCCTGTGTCGACGCGGGCGGCGGCGCGGGCGTCGTCGGCGGCATGCTCAGCGATGTCCGCCCGTTCGTCCACGGACAGGCGCCGCGCCTCAGCCAGCGCCTGCTCGGCGTAGATGGTGACTCGGATGCCGCCGGTAGCCACCGCTACACCTGGTAGGCGATGACGGTGATCGTGTCCACCGACGCGGTGAACGTGACCTCACTGCCGTAGTACTGGACCGGGAACCCGCCCGCCATCCTCGTCTCGGCGCCGGTGAACGTGTACACGATCGACGCAGGCACCTGACCGTCCACGGCCACCGACGCCGGGAACGACACCGTCACCGTGCCGCCCGCAGAGGACGTGAGCTCGAGGATGAGGGTGCCGCCGTTGATGGCCCGGTTGCCGTTGACTTCGTCACACGCCTCCGGGGTCGGCTTCACGACGGCCGTCTTGTGGTCGAGGTTGTGGACGGTGACTGCGGTTGCGGGCATGGCAGGCTCCTACTGCAGGTCTGATACGAGCCGCAGCGCGGCCGCGCGGAAAACGATCTGTCGACGGACCCCCGAGTAGCGGTCCGCGGGTTTGCCTTCGACCACATACTTCGCGCCCGGCTCACCGCCCACGACCCCATCGACGTCCTCCACACTGGAGTCTTCCGTCAGGATCGTGCCGGTGGCGACGAGGATCGTGGCGAGCGAGATCGTGGTGGTCTGTCCGGCATTGAGTTCAGCGGCGGCGGCGAGCACCCCGGTCGGCCTCTGCGCCAGCCACGCCATCCCCGGCCTGGTCACCGGTGGCGGGGTCAGTTCGTTCCCCGTCTCCGGATCCACCGTCGGTGGCACCGTCTGCGGTCCCGGAGTCGTGATGTTCACCCTGTGCGGGAACTGGGGCATCGCCCGCCTCCTTCAGGGATCCGTCGGCGAGACCGTCGACCACGAACTTCGCGGTTCTGGACGCCCAGTGGCGGCGGCCGTCCTTGTCGACGACCACGATGGTGTTCGGCAGGTTCGTGTCGGTCATGCGTGTTTCACCCCGGATGGATGGAGAACGCCTTACCGCGGGCGCTCCGGTTGGATGCGGGTGTCAGCAGGTCGATCCAGTCGGCCACGAACGAGTCCAGGCTGGCGCCGTCGACGTCCTGGAACACGATCGTGTATTCCGGGTGGGTCTCGGACTTCACGCCCGCGGCTTTGGTGACCTGGATGTAGTTCTTGGCGATGTCGCAGGCCGCGAACTTCACCAGCACAGGGTCAGTCGCAGCGTCGGAGATCCACGTGTCGAGGGTCGGCATCCTGGACCGCATCGCAGCTGAGATGGCCGACAGCACCATCTCGCACTGCAACTCTTCAGCGCTGTCGAACGTGACCTTGAGGAGAGTGGCCACGTCGGTCGGAGTAGCGAACGGCGTGGCCACTGCTGCTCACTTCCTGTTGTCCCAGAGGGCCTGCATGTCCTTCTGGCTGGCGTCGTCCGGGACCTGGACCTGCTGCTCCTCGAGGAACGCGCGCCAGGCTTCGGCACCTGACCCAGGGCCGCCGCGGGGCGGCTCCTTCACCTCACCGCCGCTGGCCTTCGGCTGCTCACCGTCGGCCCACACGTTCGGGTTGGTGATCTGCGACGCGACCTTCGCGGGGACGTCGTCGCCGGGCCCGTACCAGGTGCCGTCGACACTCACGTACGTGTTCAGCTTCGCCATGACCACTCCTCAGTAGACGTCGGCGACGAGCGTGTCGTCCGGGGAGGCGAGCACCGGAAGCGCGATCGCCGACCCGATGGTGAGGACACGGACCGGGGTCTCCCGCTGGATGAACGGCGCCACGACGAGACCGGGGAGGTCACCGGCGCCGATGCCGTAGTCGGCGAGCTGCGCCTCGAGCGTGGTGCCGTACACGGTGGCCCCGAGAGCCTGCCCGTTCGCCGGGAGCATCAGCACCTTGTCTGCGGCGACGTAGCGCTGCATCGTGCCGCCGCGGCGGGCCTGCGCGTCGTACACCGTGATCGGCGGCAGACCGAAGTCCGCGAGCACCTGGTTGAGTTGGGTGCGGGTGACCTGCGGGGCGGTCGTCGCCAGCGGGTACACCAGGCCCTGGACCTCGGCGTTACGGACCAGGTGGTTGATCGCCGTGGTGGACATGAGGATCGCGCCGGCGCCCTGCCCGTCCGCGACGAGCACGTCCCGCCACGTCTGCAGGTCCGTGATCGGGGTGGCGTTGGCGTGATCCGACCACAGCGTCGCCGGCGCCACCGTGTGCGAGCCAGACCGACCGAAGTTGACGGTGGCCTGCACACCACGCTCGTTGATGGTGACCGTTCCGGACACCAGCGCCTCGGCGCGAGCGAATTCCATCCGGATGTCGATCTCTCGGGCGATCCTGGCGCCGTCCCGGAAGAACAGGTCACGGAACTCCGTGTTCTGTGCGTTCCG